TAATCAGATTTTCTAGTAAGCAAAAATGCTGATATGTTAGATGCTTGTTTGTAAGTTTGGGCATCACTAAAAGTCGCAGAACGACCTTGAGGATTTCCCCATTTGATTGGTAGTTTTAAATTTTGACCACCAAATTGTTCATATTTAGAAAGCATAGCTAAGAATGGATTATCTTTATAAACCATGTTTTCAATTCTTTCATTAGTATAATGCTGTTTCAAAGCTCCAGCAAAATTGTCTACACTTTGACTGTGTACAGGACCATGTGCCATTGTTAACCTCCTACGGTTATTTAAGTTTAGTTATTAATTTCCTCTTAGAGCTTCATTATCCCAAGCTCTTTGTAAAAATGCGGCTGATCGAGCCTTACTCTCATCATTTGATAACATTCTCTCTGCACTTTCTTCATACTTCACATGTGCGGCGTGATCGTTGGATAATGTAACTTGCGAATCCATTTCTCTTAACTCTTGAGGGTTAATACCTAACCTTGCACTCATTTTCTTTAACTTCATCAGCTTTCCAGCTTCTTCTTCTAAATAACTCTCTACTGCATCAGCAGCTTCTTTTAAGTCTAATATTCTTCCAGACTCATTATAATGTTCTTCTATAACATCATAAACTAAGCCTTCTGCTTCACTGGCACCTATTAGCTCATAATCTTCACCATTTTGCTTTACAAAATCTCCTATTTCATTTTGAAAATTATCTTGGACGTGGTTATAATACTCTTCTTGCTCTGCTTCTTCTTTTGCTGATAACCGTTCTTCTAAATCCTCAAATTTTCGCTTATAATCTCTCTCTATTTCTTCCCTCATTGCAGCCATTTGCATATCGGGGGTCAGTCTACCATCGTTTAAGGCTAATTCAGTTAACTTATCGTAGCCTAAACCTGCTTCTTCCAAAGCCTTAAGAGGATTATTGCGTAGCATATGTTCCCAATCAACTTCTGGTTCTTTGTTCTTATCTTCATACTCTGAAAGTTTCCTTTCCATTTCCTCAAATTTTGATTCATACTCAGATTCTCTTTCCCTTAAAGCCTTTTCTTTTCTGCTTAATGCAGCAAACTTTGAAGCAAACTTATCCTGATTAGAACCTTCTGCCTCTGGTTCATCATAAACATTAGCAGCATAGTCCTGATTCTCATACTCTATACTGGAGTCTAACTGTTCTCCTTCTGGACTTTGGTTTTCTACCACCTCATTAAGGTGGGCGTGGTTGTCTGACATAATTTCTCCTTACTTAATGGGCATAGCCCGATCTAATGATCTACTAGTTGTTTTTTTATTATTATTCTACAATCTCTTCTGATTGTTCTTCTATTATTTCTTCTGGTGGAGGGGCAGAAGCTAGCTGTTCTTCTATCATTTGCTCCTCTCCTGCTATTTTCATCTCTTCTTCAGCAGCCCCTGCAGCTCCCATTTGAGCTAGTTTTTCTGCCATTTGCTCTGGTGTTTCCTCTACTGCCTTAGCTTTCATTAATAAGGCTTGGCAGTCCTCCATATACTGTCTAAGGAGTTCTAGCCTGTTTTCAGGAGCATTACGCATACGATACATTAAATAAGCCTGTTGTACCTTACGTAAGGCATTTTCAAGATTTTGATATGGTTCAGGGGGAAAATACTTCCCTTCATGGATCATGGTTTCTATTACTTTCTCTAAGTTTTTGTTATCTGAAGTCAATAAATCCATGGTAGATTCTAAATCAGGAAAGTCTAAAAGACTTATAGCCTGTTCTTTACCAATAAAACCAGCCTGGACCATGTCCTGTACGTCTGCTAATCGAGCAGCAGGAGTTGTGGACAGGGATGATGTAGGAAATACGGACATTATATACTTATCGGCATCCATATTAACATCTTTCCATTTAATAGTTTCTACAAACTTTCCATCACTAGACTTAACTCCAAAATCTTCATTCTTTTCATAAATATCTTTACCCAAATCTATCATAATCTCAGCAGCATCTAAAAAAGTCTTTTCATATCTTTTGGCTACGGACATAAACCGTTCAGTCTCTAGGTCATTGAATGTTCTTAGGGCTTTTCCTGAATCCAGTCCAGCAGGTTTTATAGACTGGGCAGATAATTGAGAAATCCCAACAATTTCATAAGCTCTTTGATAGAGTCGATCTACATGGGAAAATAATTCTGGAGGAATACTACCTAAAGGAGCATATTGTGGAGGAGTTCCTGCGTATTTTATAACTCCGCCAATTCTATTGTTTAAATGAGAGGATACAATTTTAGAACTTGCTTCTACTAGAAGTTTTGGAACAGATACTAAGTGCATTGAAACTTGTATTGTTCTAAGAGTTTTATTTATCTCAAGTTGTAAACCTTGTAATTGTTCAGCTATTCCTTGACCAAAAAACCCTACAGGTCTAGGATTCCATCTAAAGAATACAAATGGAAAATAGTCCTTATCATATTTTTCTTCAAATAGAGTAGCGCCTGAAATACAAATTGTACGTTTTCCATCTTTAGCTTTAGGTCCAGATTTTAAGTGCCAAGATTCTACAACTTTTATCATATCCTTTATATTAGAAGTGGCGTAGGATGATTGTCCTGAAGCTACATAGCCAGTAGCAGTTATTTCACTTTCAAACTTAGGAAACATTTCTATTAAAACATCTTTATGAATATATTTTTCTTGATGCATTTGTCTAGGCTTAGAGTAGTAAGATTCTAAATCATCTATCTTAATTTCTTCTATAAAAACTCTTTCTGCAACAATTTGTCCTTCTTTTATATAGATTTTTATACAACCAGTCCCAAAAATACAAGCATCTGTAAAAGCAAGAGTAGCTTTTTCATAAAAATTAGTATTTTCAAAGTTTCCTTCTACAAATTTAGTAAGTTTTTGAGCCTTAGATTGAAGGCTAAAATCTCCTCCTGATGTAAGAAATGTGGCTTTAGGTCTGTTTTTAGTTATTTTAGAAACAACTGTATCTATCATAGATTGGATTATATTAAGAGTAATTCTATTTACTACATTATATGAAGGTTCTACTCTAGTGTAATTAACTGCACTAAGACCGCCTATATCATAATTACCATATAATCGGGCATACATTAAGTTAGAAGCAGTACGATAGGCTTGTCTACTGTCTAAGGCTGATAAAAACGCAAAAAGCTCTTGATATAAGTCATTACGTTTAGCAAGCCACCAATGGTCGCCGTTTATTTCATCAAACATATTTTAATCCTATTAGTTAGAAGACCAATAAAGAGCTTCACTATCTTCTTCTTGTTGTTGTTGTTGTTCAAATTTAGCTTCTTGCACTGGAGTTTGTACCTTATCTGCATAACCTTCTGTAGCATCTAAAAAACTTAACTCAGAGAGTTCAAATTGAATATTGTCTGATTTAAAGGTTTTTACTTTCTTTTCCTTACACCATTCAATGAATAATTTTATATCTTCAATATTATTTAACATAGTTACCTCTATTGTTCTTCTATTATATTGTCCATAGCTTCCATATCTTCTTCATATAACTTTTCTAGTTCAAAACCATAGGGATCTTTCTTTTTTTCTTCACATTCTTTGGCTTCTTTCATTTCAAGTTCTTTCATATAGCTATTAGTGCCTTCTTTTGGACTATCTACAGGTTTTTCTGAAAGATAATGTCTACACTCTCTCCACGCATATAGCACAGCATCACAAATATCGGAGTGATAAGTATCTGATATCTTTGGTCTTTCAGGATTTCTAATCCTGGAGTCCTTATCCCACTGGACTAACATGCAATCTTCTTCAAATAACGATTTATTAAATGCCTTAAACTTTTCTGTTCTAAGATCATCGTTCAATAATTCAATAAACTCAACTTTCCTAGCCTTATCTGCAGCATCAATATTAAGCCCATGACGCATACGTAGCTCTTCCTGGATCTTCTTACCTAAGGCTCCTGCATCCATGACCATGCGAATAGGGTTATACTCTTCTTTATATTCTTTAATTACGGCTACTAATTGACTGATGTTTTGCTTGTTTTTGACATGTTCGTCAACTAAATAAACTTTCTTGTGATGCGTATTGTATCCTATAACAGCAATAGCGTCTGAGTCATTATATCCGATATCGATTCCAATAATGT